TAACCAGTGCTGGGTTTGATACAGTATCGCCAATTAGTTACCATTTTGGCAAAGAAAGTCATAGCTTTTTTGCAAAACATATGTTACAATACATTATAAGCAACAAAATGGTGTAAACCCTATGAAGTATTTAATTATTGATACAGCAAATATGTTCTTTCGTGCTAGACATGTAACTAGCAGATATGCAGATAGTTGGGAAAAGATTGGATATGCATTACATATTACTTTTAGTAGTATCAATAAAGTGCATCGAAAGTTTCCTGCAGATCATGTAGTTTTTGCACTTGAAGGACGTAGTTGGCGCAAAGACTACTATCCACCATATAAAGCAAATCGCAAAGTTGCACGACAAGCACTAACAGATGCAGAACAAGAAGAAGATCAATTGTTTTGGGAAACATTTGATAGCTTTACACAGTATCTTAAAGAGAGCACTAATTGTAGTGTATTGCAACACAGCGAAGCTGAAGCTGATGATTTTATTGCACGTTGGGTACAAACACATCCTGATGATGAGCATACTATTATTAGTAGCGATAGTGACTTTTATCAATTGATTGCGCCTAATGTACAACAATATAATGGTATTACTGATACTTTAATTACACTAGAAGGCATATTTAACGAAAAAGGCGAACGTGTTAAAGATAAAAAAACAGGAGAAGCAAAGCCTGCTCCTGACCCTGAGTGGCTACTATTTGAGAAATGTATGCGTGGTGACACTAGTGATAATGTGTTTAGTGCATATCCTGGTGTACGCAAGAAAGGCACTAAGAACAAAGTTGGATTATTGGATGCATTTGCAGACAAAAACGACAAAGGCTACAATTGGAACAACATGATGTTACAGCGTTGGGTAGACCACAACGGTGAAGAACATCGTGTACTAGATGATTACAATCGTAATCGAACGCTTATTGACTTAACACGTCAACCTGATGAAATTAAACAAAAGGTTGACAATGCAATTATTGAGCAAGTAAGCAATAAGGATATTGGACAAGTTGGTGTAAGATTTTTAAAGTTCTGTGGAAAGTATGACCTAAATAGATTGTCAGAACAAAGTGATGTTACAGCAAAATGGCTAAATCCTGTTTACAAAGGAGATATAAATGCTTAAAGCAAAAGCAGTAATACCTGATAAATTTTGGATACTAAAGAGCGAAAAACATAAAGTGGGCAATATTGAACTAACACAACAACCTGAAAAAGGTTATCGTGTAAAACTTGGAACCAAAGAAGTATACTTTAAAACGCTCAACAATGTAAAAGAACGGTTGGATATTGAATTTGTTGATATTGATCGTGCAACCAATGATGATCCCAAAAATGTGCATGGCTATCCTACAGACTGTATTGCATTTGATGCAACTTGGGATGCACACCGAAGATTACCATTGTTTACAAAAGAGCCACGTAGTCGCAGTTGGTATGTTGCAGGACATTTTCAAATATTAAAACACAAGGCTTGGCGTAATATATTTTGTCCCAAACTAATCTTACTTGATCGGTATCCTTTTAGAGGTCCTTTTAAAGAAGTAATGGTACAAGAAAGTACAAAAAGATCACGTATTACAGCAGATGCTAAATTCGAAGAATTATTTAGTAAGGAATAAAATGAGTAAAAGTAAAGAAATTAAAACCCGATTGCAACAGGCTGATAAACGCTTCTGGGCCGGTGACAATATTTCTGAACATCTGCAAGATGGTGACAAAGAAGAACTTATTGCCGAAGCAACTACTGCGTTTGAAGGTGTACTAGATGCACTGTTAATTGATAGACACAACGATCCCAACAGTCAAGGTACAGCACGTCGACTGGCTAAGATGTACTACAATGAAATTATGAGTGGACGTTATGATCCTATGCCTACAGCAACAGCATTTCCTAACGATAGTGCTGAACGTTACGAAGGTATGCTAGTAGTACGTAGTGAATTACGTAGTATGTGTAGCCACCACCACCAGCCAGTAAGTGGCGTTGCATACATTGGTATTATTGCCGCAGACAAACTAATTGGTTTGAGTAAGTATACACGCATTGCACAATGGTGCGCTAGGCGTGGAACACTACAAGAAGAACTTGCAAATGATATTGCACGTGAAATTGCTAGTGCAACAGATACAGATCATTTAGGTGTATACATTCAAGCAACGCACGGTTGTTGCGAGAACCGCGGCATTATGGCCCATAGCAGTCTTACACAAACAACTGTGCTCAAAGGTGTGTTTAGGACCGATCCTGGTGTTAAGAAAGAGTTCTTTGACAACATCAAACTACAACAGGAGTTTAGTTGCTAATGAGCGCCGCAGTATTTAAATTTGTTGATAGCGTAACTCACGCAGAACGTACTGGCCAACGTGAAATTGTTATTCGACTAAACGATGCTCAAGCACTACATGCCGAAATTACTAAACTTTTGAGCACAATTGATCGAATGTCAAACGAAACCAAAGCAGACGACATAACTCAAATAGAATTAACTGGTGGAGGATTTTAGTGTTAAATATTAACACAAAACTGGAGTACAAATGAGTAGGCCTAAACCAAAAGTCATAATAGAAAAAACAGATCGAACTAGTTATAAAACTACACAAGTCCTGGCAGCTGATGGCATCTGGGCTGTTTTCTTTAATGGCCAACCTATTAATCTTAAAAGTCTCAATAGTCTCGTAAGTTACCCAGGTCCCAAATATCGAAAAGTTAGTTTTAGCAACCAAGGTCATGCTGTTAATTTAGCAAAAAAATTAAACACTCAGTTTCAAAGTGATGGATTTAGTGTAGTATTACTAAACAAAGGAACAACGGTGTTTAGTGTTGCAAAACCCAAAAATTGATATTACACGCAAAGTCCTTGCATTGGTTGAAATAGAACAAACCACAGTAGAAGAAGCCATGCGTAGTTGGTGGCTAAACTTTAGAAGTAGTGGTGGGTATCGATTAACACACGAAGGCTTTTCGGTTTTTAAAAACACATTTGAAAGTTACACTATTGAAATTGAAAATCCAAAAAGTATAACAAGCCAAGTACTATTACAGTTAGACAAAAGAATTAATTATCCATACTACATCGAAAAACGTGGCACTCATGTACATTTATTTGGTAGCAAAGAAGCAATGATGGTTGCTTTATATGGAGATATTGTAGTTTATCTTAAAAATTTATCCAATTAACGGTTGACAACAACTGTATATAGTGCTAATATAATGTATAAACTTAGTTTTGGAGAACAAGAATGACTTTTGCACACGAATTAGAAATTGCTGATACTCTTAGTAATGCAATTATTGACCTCACTGAAGGGGCTAGTGATGAGAAGCGTATGGCTATCTCAAATATACAAAATATTGTTGATCAGATTCGTACAGACTTTGCTCAAGCAGAAAAGCTGATGGAACAAGAATACGACGGCATGGAAGTGTTTTAAATGCACAATTGGAAATTTAACAGTTTCTTAAATCAGACACCATACAATGTAGTTTATACTGTAACATACAATGGCACTACAGTAACTGACTTAAGGCAAGTTGAAGTTGAAAATGAACTTGCACGTATGGATTTTTTGGAAGAAGAAATTCAAGCAATGGAATCATTTCCGGAAGTTGAATCAGTAATAAACGACATAAAAAATCGTAACTAATTTACATGTAGTAAATATGTTTGCAAAGTGCCATTGGACTTTGCAAGCATTCTTGCTTAATTAATAGGAGAAAAGCATATGAAATTAAACCCCTTGCATGACCGAGTAGTAGTCTCAGTCCAAGCAGTAGAAAAGAAAACAGCATCAGGCATTGTTATTCCTGATAGTGCTACAGATACTCCCAATACAGGAACAGTAGTTGCAGCCGGTCCTGGCAAAAACCTACTAGATGGAACATTTGTTCCGGTTACTGTTGTAGTAGACAACACCGTTATATTCGTTAAAGGCGCGGGTCAAGAAGTCAAACTCGAAGGTAATGAATATACCATTCTTAAAGAAGAAGAAATTCTAGCAGTAGTTAATACAGGAGAAACAGCATAATGACAGCTAAAACAGTATCATTTGGCAACGACAGCCGAAACAGTCTTGTAAAAGGCGTAAACACACTAGCCGATGCAGTAAAGGTAACTTTGGGACCTAAGGGACGTAATGTTGTAATTCAACGTGCGTATGGTGCACCACACATCACAAAAGATGGCGTTAGTGTTGCTCGTGAAGTAGAAATTAAAGACCCGTTGGAAAACATGGGTGCACAGATGGTCAAAGAAGTTGCATCGAAAACAGCAGACAATGCTGGAGATGGAACTACAACTGCTACAGTTCTAGCACAGGCTATTGTGCGTGAAGGCATGAAGTCAGTGTCTGCAGGTATGAATCCAATGGATATCAAACGTGGGATAGATAAAGCAGTTTTAGCTGTATGCGATGAAATTACAAGGATTTCAAAACCATGTGACACTTTAGAAAAGTTTGCTGAAGTAGCAAGCCTTAGTGCTAATAGTGATACAGATATTGGTAAATTGGTTGCAGAAGCAATGAATAAGGTTGGAACCGGTGGTGTTATCACAGTTGAAGATGGCAAAGGTTTACAAAACGAATTAGAAATTGTTGGAAGGTATGCAATTTGATCGTGGTTACCTAAGCCCATACTTTATTAACAATGCTGAAAAGCAAAAAGCAGTACTAGAAAAGCCATTTGTGTTAATGGTTGATAAAAAGATTGCAAACATTCGTGAACTGTTGCCAGTGTTGGAAGCTGTTGGAAAAGCTGGTCGTCCACTGTTTATTATTGCAGAAGACATTGAAGGAGAAGCATTGGCTACATTGGTTGTTAATAATATGCGTGGTATTATTAAAAGTGCTGCTGTAAAAGCTCCTGGGTTTGGCGATCGTAGAAAAGAAATGTTGCAGGACATTGCAATCTTAACTGGTGGAACAGTTATCTCAGATGAGCTTGGTGTTAGTCTTGAAGATGTGCAACTTGGTCTATTAGGTGAAGCTGGTACTGTTGAAGTTACCAAAGACAATACTATTATTGTTGATGGTGCAGGCAGAAAAGAAGATATTGCAGATCGTGTTGCTGCAATTAATGCACAAACAGCAGAAAGCACTAGCGATTACGATAAAGAAAAATTGCAAGAGCGTGTTGCTAAATTAGATGGTGGTGTTGCTGTGATCCGTGTTGGCGCTGCTACTGAAACTGAGATGAAAGAGAAAAAAGATCGACTCGATGATGCATTGCAAGCTACACGTGCCGCTGTTGAAGAAGGCATTGTGCCAGGTGGTGGTGTTGCATTGCTGAGAGCACGACAGTCTGTTGGTGAAGTTGAAACCGATAATGCAGAACAAGCTGCTGGTGTTGATATTGTAATGAGAGCACTAGAAGAACCATTACGTGCTATTGCATTCAATGCAGGTTCTAAACCCGATGTTGTTGTAAATGCTGTACTAGAGCAAACAGGCAATAATGGTTACAATGCTGCAAATGACTCATACGGTGATCTAGTTGAGCAAGGCGTTATTGATCCAGCAAAAGTTACACGAACTGCTCTAACTAGCGCAGGTAGTATTGCTAGTTTGATTTTAACAACTGAATGCTCGTTAAGCATTGACCCCGAAGTAGATGATGCTGCAGGTGGTGCTCCCCAGATGCCAATGATGTAAAGGAAATAGAGGGGAGGTAATTCTCCCCTCTATATTACCCATGTACGAACTTAGACACTTACAATATATCGAGTTACCACTTATTCCAGAGGATATTGTACAGAATTATTTGACAAAATTAGATTCTGTAGAAGCTAAATGGACAGCACCTGACGCTAGTGGGTATATGTGGAGTGACAGCAATAATCAAGAAATACA